TCACCGCTTGTCTCCTTGCATCGGCTTACAGGGGATCGCGCAGGCGTAGACCTCGACGTCAGGGTTGCCGTTTCGGTCGCGGGTCCTGCCGACGCTTTGAGCAGGGCGGCCGTGCATGAATGAGGCGCTGCAAAACACACAAGCCCACCCCTGGAACTGCGGGAACGACAGGTCGGCGGCCGGGGGGATCGTCAGGTGGCTCATCGTCCGAGCCACTAGAGGAGTTCGCCCCGACTCCGAGCGTTGGCCTTGGAGACCTTCTCGCTCAGTTCGGGGTGTTGGGAGTCGAGCCGCGTGAGCGGGGGGAGGTCCGCACCTTCCGCGGTGGTGCCGCACGGGTCGTCATGGTCGTGGAACACGACCAACGCGCCGTCGTGGCCGAACAGGTCGATCGCTTCGGACAGTCGCTCTCTCGTGGTGTGCGCCATCGCCAGCCCCTCATGTCGTCCGTCTGACGACCAGCCTCATGCGAGGGCGGGCAGGCTCACAGGGACGGAACGTCCCCCTTTTGCGCCCTTACGCGGCCACTCCGAGGAACTCGGCGAGCTTCCGCAGCCCAGGAGGGCGCGCAGGCCCGGCCCACAGGTCGCTCACGATGGCCACGGCAAGGGTGTGGTGCGCCATCCATCCGGGCGCCACCTCATAAAGCCTGGTGAGGGCTCTCACAGCTCCCTCTGCGTCGCCGAGGTCGGCGTGTGCCCGCGCCACGTCGAGGAGCAGCCACGTACGCCACGACGGAGGCGTGTCGGCCGACAGGCGCATGCCCTTGGCGAGGCGTAGGGCTTCCTCGGGCCGTGCGTGCTGCACGGCGAGGCGTACTCGTTCGATGCGGACCGAGGAGCGGCTGAACACTGACACGAGCTTGCTGTCGCTGGGTGGGGGTAGCTTGGCGAGCCTCTTGGTGGCGTCCTCGGCGGTTGTCATCATGTCGTTGGCTGTGTCGTAGTCCCCGGAACGTGCCGCACTGGTCGCGGCCGACATGACCAGGCCGCCCCACACGCGCACCTTTTCGGCGGTGTCGGCCTGTTCCCGGTCGACCTTGTCGGCGGCGTAGACGGCGAGATTCGTTGCGTCGTCGAGCCTGTTCTGTCGTTGGTAGTTCCAGGCCACGCTGTTACTGACCATGGACGTGAGCAGGGGGTCGGAGGACTGGTCGGCTGCGGTCATCGCGCGTTCGAGCGCGGACAGAGCGAGGTCGATTTTGCCGAGCCGGATCGCGAGGTGGCCAGCGAGCTGGAGGGACTTGCCGAGAGCTGCCTGTCCGGTCGCGCGGTCGCCTGCATTGCCTACCGAGGCGGTGAACCGCGCGTCGCTGATGATGCCGGGCAGCACGGTCATGAGGCGCCCGAACTCCGCAGCGTGGTACAGCGTCCATGCGTCCGCGATCTCCCGGCGCAGGAGCCGCGCGGTGAGGCGCTCGGTGTCGCTCGGCTCCGCGGGCGGGGCGAACAACGGGGGCATCACGGCACGCCTCAAGCTGACGAGCTCGGGCGGGTCGACCTCGCCTGTTGAGGGGACGCCGGGCGGGTCGCCAAGTAGGGCGGTCAGCTCGACGCCGAGGCCCTTCGCAAGGGCGTGCAGAGTGGGGAGCCGGGCGGAGTGCTTCCGCTTCTGCTCCAGCTTCTTGATCGTGTCCACGGACAGGTCGGATCGTTCCGCCAGTGCCTCTTGGGTCAGCCTCGCCATGCGCCGAAGGTGGGCGATCCGGTCCCCCAGGTGCTCAGCCATGTTTCGAGGGTACGGCGTTGGGGTGGACTGGTTCAGGGAACGCAGAGAACGCCCCCCGTCGCGGCCCTGTGTGGCCGTACGGGGGGCGTCTGCGATTCAGTGGGAGGCCATCTGCCACACGGACACGGCGAGCGCACCAACGCCCGTCAGTGCGGCCACGGCAGGGAGCGGCCACCGGTTGCGTTCGAGGGCGTCGAGCCGCTTCTCGTGGTCGTCAATGGCCTTATCGGTCTGGTCGCCACGCTGTACGAGCAGGGCCAGGGACCCATCTACGCGGGCGAATCCCTCAGCCATGGTGCCGCGTAGCTTCTCCAGCTCCACGGCAACAGAGACGGGGTCGTGCGGGGGCGGGATCGTCACGCGCTCGGGCTCCCGTCGTTGTCGACCAGGCCGAGGCCGAGGCGGTCGAGCAGGCGCTCGACAGCGGGCATGGCCATGATGCGGGCGAGGGCGCCGGCGCCCGCGGCAGCGGTGGCGAGCCACGGCAGGGCCTCGGCGATGCCGTCCGTGTCGACGAGGGCGGGCAGGACGGCGGCGAGACTGAGCAGGGTTTGCAACACCGTGCGGGCGGTGCGCTTGGCGGCGGGACTCATGGGGGGTTGCTCCGGGGGTGTGAGGGGTGGGGCCCGCCCGGCGCGATGCCGGGCGGGCGGCGATGCTCGAGGTTTTTCGGTGGCCTACTTGCCGTAGGCGAGGCGGAACAGAGCCGCCCAACCCTTGGGGCCGATCGCGGGGTCATAGCTCTTGCCCGCGGCGCGGTACTGCGGGTGCGCGTTGTGGAACTTGGCGACGGCGGCCTGAGTCTTCGGCCCGTAGTTCGGGGACTCCGGAACGCTCTTGGCCATGTGTCCGGCCTTCTTCAGCGCGCGCTGAAGCGTCACGGCGGACGGCCGGGCCTTGTTCGGGGCGAGGCCGCTCGGGAACGGCGGCGGGCTGTACGGCTTCGGCGTCGACGGCTTGCTCGGCGCGGTGTCGCCCGCGGCCCACGTACGCAGCGCGGACGCGGACATGTAGCAGAGGTTCGAGTCGACGCGCGGGCCCTTGGCGGGGGTGGAGGTGAACTGCCAGATCGTGACGGTGCGCCCGGACGGGGTGGGCCTGCTCGCTGCCTCGGCCTCGGCGAACGTGTCGACCCTCGCGCCCGGGTACGCCGGGTACCACAGCGGTACGCCCGTGGGCACGTGGCCGTGGGCGATGTCGTCGGCGCTCGTGTAGATGCCGACACGTTGCCCAGGGAACGCCTTCTGCACGGCGGCGATCCACGCGGCGGCGTACGCCCGGATCTGCTCGGCAGTGCGCCCGCGGTAGTTGCGGCGGTCGCTGTACGCCTCCAGGTCGAGCCAGTGCAGGAACCCGGGGCCAGCGTGCGGACGGACGGCGGCGATGTAGTTCGCAGCCTCGCGGGCGGGGTCCTGGTTCGGCCAGGCGAAGTGGTAGGCGCCGGCGATCAGGCCTGCGGCCTTGATGCCCTTGATGTGCGCGGCGAACCGGGCGTCACGCGTGTTCTGTCCCTCGGACGCCTTGGCGAACGCGAAAGAGAGACCGTCGGACTTGAGCGCGGCCCAATCCATCGAGGCCTGATAGGCGGACACGTCGATACCGCGGCAAGTGCTGGTCATGATGCCTCCAGGGCATGAAAAAACGCCCGGCGCGGTGCGCGGGGCGTGCGGGGTGTTCGGGTGGCGCGGTGGCCTAGTTGTCCAGAATGAATGTGATGTGCAAGCGGACGTTTCTGCCGTTTCCGGCGCTCGACGCCTCGCCCACGATGGCCTCACCGTTGGTGGTGCGGAGCGTGCAGATACCGTCCGTGCCGATGACGAATCCGCCCTCGGCGGTGCCGTCGTCCCAGTTGCCGTTAGTCGTGCCGCTGGTGGGGCGCCACCCGGACGGCACAGTGCAGGCGGCAACATCGGGCGTGAAGTTGCCCGTTCCGGATACGGGGATCGTCGCCCCGGACCGGAACAGGTACATGTTCAGCTCGACGTTCTTTCCGCACCGGTAGCCGCGGAAGTCGTTGACGGTGAACCCGGAGCCCGGGGTGAGCCCGGCCGAGGTGGTGATCGTCGGCGGGCCGTCGATGAGCCGCGCGGCCGTAATGACCATGCCCGGTTGCCACTGAGTCACAGTGCCGAGCCTCCTTACAGAGCGATGATGGACGGATAGGCGAGCCGGACGGCGGCGCCTGCCTGCTGTGCCTTCGTGATCCCGTTGACGGACCGCACCACCCGCATACGCTGCGGGGCCAGCTGCCGGAATCCGTCGTAACTGGCGACCACCGGTAGAACGTTGGTGTTCGTCGTCGACAGGATGGAGCGGGTACCGACCGCGCCCGCCGCGGTAAGGCTGGTGTCTGGCGTGGTCACGGACCACTCCGACGGCTCCGCGGCCCCCGCAAGCCAGACTTTCGCCCGCAGCGTGCTGCCGGTGATCTGAAACCGCACCGTGAACATGCGGCCCGCGGCGTGCGTAAGGCCGGACGTGTTGGCGGCCGTCGCGAGGAGCGTCTCCGTGCTCGCTACCCGCTTGCGCAATGTGAGCGTGACGGTTTGGTCAGTGTTGAACGCGACGCGCGCCAAGTAGGCGTTATTCACGTCCACGAAGCGGCCCGCCAAGTTGAGGAACTGGGAGCCACCCACGGCGAGTTTGTCGGTGCTCATGCCCGCCACGATGTCGATGTCCGCGGCGCTGTAGGGGACGGTCGTCCAGCGGCTCACGTTCACGCTGCCCTGCGACACCGTGCCCTGTCCATCGAACACGGACCGGATCGCGGCCACGTATCGGCTGAACGTGGCCGTTCGCTGCCCGCTGTCACGCATCGCCCTGGACGTGTCGCCGTTCGGGAAGAACGACGCACGCAGGGCCGCGCTCATCTCGATCTGAACACCCGCTGTGATCGTCGTCTTGTTGGCGATGTTCGCGGGGTCGCTACCGTTGATCTCCTGCGCGGCAGTGATCACGCGGAATCCGGCGTATTGCAGCGCGGTTTGAACGCGGGCCACGGTGGCAGTGTCGAGGCCACCGAGGGACGTCTCAGCCACGTCCGTAGTGCCGGTGTAGCCGTGGAAGGACAGGCAGCGTCGCGCAGCCGTGACGATGCCCAAGCAGGTCGGTTCGTCGAAATTCGTGCTGGTGACGTGCAAGTCCCAGTTGTTCGCGCTCTTAATCCCGGCGAACTCGTAGTGGTTCATGAGCCCGGCGCCGACCGCGCGGGCCATCTCGCCAGATCCGGCCTCGATGCCGCCACCGTGAATGGCGATAGCCGACCACGTCGTGCCCGTCACGGGCACGCTACGGCGCTCGTATGACATGCCCTCGACCTCGCTCGCAGCGAGCGCTGTGTATGAGGCGTACAGGTCTGCCACGGTCACACCCCCTGCACGCTGTAGTCCGAGGCGCTGCCACCGATGAACGTCCACGCTTCGCCGGTATCCGCGGTGCCCCACCCACCCACGTAAGACCGGTTGAAGTCGTCGCCGACGTCGCCCATGACAGCCGTGACGGTCATGGTTTCCCCAGCGACCCAGATGTCGAAATTGGTCTCCCACAGCCACGGCAGGCCGTCGGCAACGTTGATCAGCAACACAGTGTCGTCGGTGTCGACCGCCTCGGCGAGCGTGGTTGCGCCGCTGTCGACGATGCCGAGGACCGGATCATCTGTGACGCCAACGGTCCACGGGCCAGCGGGCGAACAGTTGAAAGTGATCGTCCATGCACGCGGGAGGAGCGTCTCGGCGAGGCTGTCGACGAGCAGCTCGGCAGTGCCCGACCCGGTGAACCGCTTAGGCAGGTTCACGATGCGAATCTTGTCGCCCTCGCGCAGTGCGAGAACGGCCGGGATGAGCTCGGGCGCCTTGTGCAGCAGGACCGTGACCGACGGGTATCGGGCCTCATCCCACGTCGACAGGTGCAGCAACCAATTCGCCATCGGCTCGGCCTGCTCGTCCTCGAACAGGTTGAGCGACGCTGAGTCCTCGTACAGGCCGATCCCGTCCGGCGGGTCGAGGACGGAGAGCGGGCCCTCGTCGAGGACCGCGGTACCACTGGATCCACCCGCGCGCCTGACCTCCCAACTGTTGCGTACGGTGTCGTCCTCGACGGGCTTGAACGGCGGCGCCACCTGCCCGGCGGCGTAATCGAGCGTGAGCGCAGGCTCTTGGTTGTAGAGGTTGGCGCGCGTGCGGTACATGAGCTCGCGCCGGTCCTGCACTTCGCCGAATATCCCGCCGTCCGCCTCGGCGCACTCGCGCAGCAGGTCGAGCAGGGGCGCCGGCGATTGGGGCCCTACCGGTGCGGTATCGGCGATGTTGCCCACGATCGTGAGCGGCACGCCCTGTTCCTGGCACAGCCGGACCATGCGCGCGCCCGCGGTCTCACCCGTCCATGCGTCGATGGCCTTGTCGAATGCGGGCGTGCTGTCGGTGGTCCACACGGAGATATGGCCGAGCGACATTCCGTTGAGGTCGGAGGAGTAGCCATCGGGCGGCGAGGCCACCCCAGTTGGGCGCCCCACGTTGCCCGCCACGCTTCCGGAGAAGAATCCGGCGTCGCCGCCAACGTCCGTCCACGTGATGTTCCAGTCGACGGTGCCGCCGTTCTGGATGGCAGCGAACCGAACCCGTATCCACTGCTTGTACAGGTCGGCCCCGGTACCGATGTCCTGCGTATAGACGGTCTTGCCGTCGTCGTCCTTGCCGAGAATGCGGGTCATGTCGTTGCGCTGCTGGATGAACCACTCGCGGATGGTGCCAACGCTGACGATCCGCATGAGTGTGCGCAGCGTGGTGTTGACCGTGTCGAGCCGGTACACCCACTCGACCGACCACCGCGTCACGGTCGTGTGAGGCGGGGGAACACGGCCGTACATGTCGCAGGCGGTCGACGTCGACGAGTCGATCGTAGGAAGCGCGTTGGAGCTCGCGAGCGAGTCGGCCGCGGCCCAGTTCGCCGGCCCCAGTTGCAGCGGCCTCACACCCGCGACAGGGGAGCAGGCCTGCTCGGCGTTCTTCCCCTCCTCCATCGGCCAGTACGCGAGAGGCTTGTACGAGGGGATACGGCGGCGCAGTGTCGAGGCGAGGGGCTTTGCGCCCTGTCCGAGGCGGCGCAGGATGCCCGCGGCCGTGATGGACGTCCATGCGTCCTGCTCGGACGCCGACCATTCCGGCGGCCACTCGGGTACCTCGTACTCCAACCGGGTCAACCGGTTGGTTATCTCGCTCCCTGACAACACGGTCCACGTGAGGCCTGCGCCGTCAACGAATGATGTGGCGCCGGGCGTCTGAACCGTGAAGTCAGGGCTTGCGACCACCGCGCCGCCAATCCCGTTGCGCAGCTCGAACGCGTGAACCTTGCCGGACGGCCCGGGAAAGGCCAGCTCGGGCCACCCGTTGCCAGCGGCCAGCACGGCCGTCCCGTTGAAAATGGACGTCGTACCGGAGTTGACCACCGGTGCGCCAAGCTGCGTCCACGTGCCGCCGATCGTGTCGGCGTAGTAAAACGTCGTCGTGTTGCCCGACGCGCCGTTGTTGACGTCGAGCGTCACCCGTACGGCGATGCGCCGGGATGCCGGAATGGGCAGCAGCACCGTAGAGTCCGCCTGAATCGTCGAGGCGCCATCCGCGGACCATTCGAAGTGCAGGCGCCCGTCACGCATCATCAGGAGCCACGAACGTTGGTTACCGGTGATGGCGCCCTTACCGCACAGCTCGACAGATCCGGCGGCGCCCCAGTTGTCGAGGGTGGCCTCGAATCGCGCGTCGAGGTCGCCGACGATGTCGAGGGCCGCGGCATCGGGGGTGCGGGCGCCGTTGGTGCTGCCGGTCCCGTCGGTCGTAGCCAGGTAGGACGGGCCCGCAGCGATGCTGATACGGAACGGAGTTCCGCGGCCGAACAGACCGAACCATTCGCCCTCAGGGTTACGGGGCACGTACTTCCCAGCAAGGTTGCGGATCGTCGCCGTGCACTGCGCCGGATCCGCAGCGTTCGACCGGTACGGGCGCCCCCGCGTATGCGTGATCGGGCCCCGGGTGTACAGGTCCGCGGTGATGTCCTGCCACTGCGAACCGATGCGCAACTCACCGCGCAGCCCCAAGGGCGTTTCCGGGAATGCCACTTACGCGCTCCTTCCCGTGATAGCGAACTGGACGTTCCCGCCACGCGTGCCTACGGCCTTCCGAAGCTCGCCCATGATGAAGTCTCCGAACGCGCTGCCGTCCGAGCCGATACGCACCACATCGCTCGCCCGGGTGCTGCCGGACACCGCGCCGCCGGACTGCGCGGCCACATGCGCCGCCGTGGCCTGCCCGGTGGTCGGCACGGAGACCAAGTTCCGCATGGTCGTACCCACCGCTCCGGACCCGTCCTCGATGCCCTCGACGATGCCCGCGGGAATCCAACGGCCGATCTGATCGCGCATCACCCGCGACGGCGAGGCAATGCCCAACGCTTTAGCAATCGGCCCGGGAATGATGCTGCGCGCCCATCCAATGAGCGTGTCTCGCAACCAAGAACCCATGGACTTGATGCCGTTCCACAGGCCGCGTACAACGTCCTGCCCCTTACCGGACAGCAGACCAGACAGCGAGCCGATACCGCGGGATATCTGCCCCGGGATGCCCCGCACCCACGTAATGAACGACGCAACTTTCTGCACCGACGCGTCACGGAAAGACTGAAAGCTGCGTGTTGCGGCGCCCCGCAGCGTGCTGCCCATGCCGCCGATCGCAGACCCGATACTGCCCGGCAAGCCCCTCAGCCACGTAACAAGATCGGTACTCTTGCGTACGGCCTGGTCTTTCATATCGCCGAACCAGTCGCCGACGAGACCCGGAATCTGGCCGAGGAAACCGACCGCGACCATGATCCCATCCTTGGCCTCGGTGATCTTGCCAACCACCCAATCCCACGCAAGGAGCGTTGCGGCCTTGATTTCGTCCCAGTACAGGACGATCAATATCACCGCGCCAGCGACCGCAGCGACGGCACCCGCAACAATCCAAAAAATGGGGTTCGCGAGCATCGCTGAATTCATCGCCCACACGCCAATGGCAGCGAGCGAGAACGCCGAGCCGACCGCAGTCACACCCGCGGCGAGACCGATCAGAAGCCCAGAGTTTTCCCGCGCGAACTCGAAGAACCCTTCCAGCCGGGGAAGAACCTGGTTGCCGAGCATGTCGATAAACGTCGTGCTCAAACTGCGCTTGAACTGCTCGACCTTCGTCGCGGCGTTGTCGTGCAAACTGTCGCCTGCCGTGTCCGCTGCTCCGCTGAAATCACCGAGCCGCGCAGATGCTTGCGAGGGGTCCACCGCCAACAGCGCGTCCTGCATCGTGAGGGCTTCCTCACCGAACAGCGCCACCATTGCGGCACTGCGCTTGGCCGGATCCCTTGTCTGCCGCAGCTTGTCCATCAGGTCGTCAAGAGCCTTGCCCGCTGCGGGGCCACCCTCGGCGAAATCCTTCGCCATCTGCTTGCCGTTCAGGCCCAGGCTCGTGAACACATCCGCGGACGATGACGCGTTCGCGGCCATCTCTTCGAGCGCGCCTGTGAGGGTCTCCGCGGACGGGGCGCCCGCGTCGAGGCCTTGCAGGACCGTGCCCAACGCTTCCTCGCCCGTCAGCCCGAAATGGTGCAGGTTGTTCGCGGACTGAGTGATCGTGTCGCCCAAGTCCCCGAACCGGTTGGCGCCCTGGTTGGACGCCTGCGTAAGCATGTCGAGAGCTTCCTCGGCGTTCTTCGCCAGACCGTTGCGGACCATGGCGCCGGCCGCGTTGGCGGCGTCGCCCACGTCCATCTCAAGGACCGTGGACAGGTCCGAGAGCTTCGTAGAGATGCTCTCGATCTGGTCGTTCGTCGCGTCCGGCGGCAGCAATCCCGCATTCATGGTCGCTTTGATCGCGTCCGCGGCGCCCTGGATATCCTCCGTGATGGCGTTCGCGTAGAGCTCGCCTGCGATGTGCCCGTACCGCTCCGCCTCGGGCCCGGTGGCGCCGAGCTGCGCACCGAGTTTGGCGGTTATCTGCTCCTGCTCGAGCGCGGCGCCGATACCGGACATGAGCGCGGCGCCGAGGCTGCCGCCGATCGCCCCGAGGGCGAGGCCTTTCAGGTTGTCGGTGATGCTGCTACCGGCAGCTTCGGCGCCCTCGCTGGCGCCCTCTTCGATGCCCTCGCCGAGAGCGTCGCCGGCGTCTTGCCCACCCTCGCGGGCCCGCTGGGTGATGCGAGATAGGGCGGACCGCAAACGGGACTGGAAGGTGTCGAGGCCTTGTTCGGCCTCGCTGTCGTCCACGGTGATCGTGGCGGCAAGCTCGCCCACAGTCAGCGCCATGCGCGGGCCTCCTCTCGTATGGGGGCCGCGCGGGGCGCGGTGCTACTTACGCGCCGTTGGCGCGTCGGGTGGGGGGTTGAGCAGCCGGTTAAGGCGGGAGTCGGCCGAGATCAGGCCGAGGATGCGGACGCGCAGCCATCGCCAGGAGCGGGTATCGAGCAGGCCGGGCGCCCCAATGTCGATGCCGTACGTCTCGTGTAGGTCGGCCTCGACGAGCGGCCACTCGTCGAGGATCTGCGCCCAGCTCACGCGCGCGGCGCGGCCTTTTTTCCGCCGGCGGACTTGGCCGGGCGGGAGTTCGTACCACTCGTGGAGCCCCGAGACTGGGTCTTGCTCGCCGCAGCCGGTGAGCTGCGGCGCTGCTTCCGGTTCGGGGCCAGACGAGAAGGGTCGCCGCCGCTGTTCCAGTAGCGTTCGGCGGCGCCCTTGTCCTGCACGATCCACACCATCGAGGTCACGGCGCAGTGCTTGAGCACAGGCCACGTAACGCCGTCGGCGACCATTTCAGCGTGCGCGGTGCCAAGCACGTCGCGGTACATGTCGCGCTCGGCGGCATCCGCCAAAACGGCCTCGTCGACCTGCCCTCCGTCCGCGGCCACCGCGGCGGCCTGCATGATGGCCTGCACGCGCAGGCCGGTTGCCGCGGACGGCGGCGGGATGGTGTACGTCTTGTCTTTGATGGGGAGCGCGAGTGTCTCGTCGAGCAACTCCCCCAGTGCCTGAAAGGCCATCGATCAGCCTTCCTACGCCGCGAGCGGGTTGGTGATCGCGGTCCGCTTGCCCTTGCCGGTGAGCGTGACTTTGACGGAGTCAAGGTCGTCAGTGGCGGTGCCGTCCTGCTCCCACTTGACCAGGGCGCGGCCCTCGTACGCCTCGTCGCGGCCCTCACGGTCGTACCAGCGAACGTGCACCTTGCCCGCGTCGCCGAACGCTTCCGCGGCGAGCCTGAGCTTTTCCTGAGCGGCGTTGAACGCCTTCGTGACGGGGTGGCAGCGGTGCAGCATCGTCAGTTCGATGCTCCACGCGTACTCGGTGGGCGTCTGGTCGGCCCAACCCTCGTCCTCGTACGTCGTGGACGCCTGCATGGTCTGATCGACCTTCGGCGCGAAGTCTTTGACGCCGGGCACGATCGCCCACGCGGGCGCGGCGTCGGTGCCGGTGTTTAGTTCGAGGCGGTACCGGCGCGCGAGCGCGGTCTCTGTCTCAACAGGGGTGGACATGGGGGGCTCCTCCTATTCGAGGCGGTCGGACTGCGGGCGCTGGGCGCGCAGCGTGTAGTTACTGGTCCGCTCGTGGCGGCCGTTGGCGTCGGCGCCCATCGGCGCGGTGTTCTCGCGCTTGATGAGCTGCACGTGCGCGGTGCCGAACTGCTGGTTGCGTAGGCCGTGCAGCACACCGAATGCGGCCTCGTCGAGGTCGGCCACGGCGCGCGGGTCGGTACCGGCGCGGGTGCGTACCTGTACGAACACAGTGCAGTCGGTGAGCGCGGGATCGTCGGCAGTGTCGTAGGCGGTGAGGACAACGGCGCGGTCCGGACTGTCGGGCATGACGGTGTCCGTGATCGCCGTATCCGTCGGGGCGTATATGCCGTCGGGCCGGTAGGTGGCGACGCCTGCTGTGTCGAGCAGGCGGGCGAGGCCGTCGACGATGGCGACCAGGAACGTCACTGGATCGCCCTCCGGACTTGGGCGGCGATGATCTCGGTGATCGTGCCGTTTTCCTCGTGCAAGGGGCCTTCGAGGTACTTCGCTGTCCTGCCCGCGTCGTGGCGGTAGGTCAGTTCCTCGTGTTGGCGGACGGCGTACGGGGTGTCGTAGCTGACGACGGCCGTCATGGACGACTCGTCGACGGACACGACCCCGGACCGCTCCAACGTGGCTTCCTCGATCGGTACGCGCTCGCGGGAGACCTGCAACAGGTGCTCGGCGCCGAGGCGTACGCCCCGCACCGCGCCTGCCCGTATGGCTGCGAGGGCGGCGTCACCGTTCCATCTGATGGGTGCGCTTCTCACTCGCAACTCACCTCCGTTGACGCGGGGACGGGGAGGCCTGGCGCGGTGTGGTGGGCGACGGTGAGCGCGGTCGTGGTGCGGCCGTCCGGCAGGGTGATACGTGACCCGGTAGGACAGTTGAGGTCCGGGGCCGCGATGATCTGCGCGGTCGAGGTGACCTCGGCTCCGGTCGCGTCCCGTACCCGCTTGATCGTCTCGTCGACCAGTGCGGGAACGTCCTCGACCTTGGGCCCGTAGCGGGGCCCGTACGCCGATACGCCGAGATACGGCTCGACCGTGATCCGGTGCCGCAGTAGGTAGCCGGGGACTCTCAACAGATCACCCCTGGCAGCAATCCGGCCCGTCGTAGGGCGCGGTCCGCGCGCGGTGCGAGGTCGAGCCCGGACGGGCCCGCCGCGGTGTCCGTGCGGCCAGACAGGGACACGGGGCCGATAGAGACGCTGCCCCATCGGCCCGCGGCTCCGGTCCCGTCGTCGCCGGTCGCCTGCTGGTACTCGACCTGCGCACAGGTCGCGTCGGCGAGCGCCGTAACGATGTCCGGGTCGGTCGGCATGCCCGCGTCGTCCGTGTCGTAGACCGCGGTCCGTAGGGCGTCGTCGATGTCCTCGGACGCGCGGGCAAGTAGCCGGTCGGCGCCGGTGGGGGCCGTCTGGCCGGTCCACGCGGCGTACTGCGCTGGGGTGGCGTAGACGCGGCTCATCGGCGGCCCCCTCTACTGATCTTCGACCAGTGCGGCGGTGACAGACGTCGCGGCGGAAAAGTCGACGTAGACCATTCCGTCGGTGCTCTGTCGCGCCTCGGCGGACTCGACGATGAACGCCAGCGTTCCGGCGGCGACCGTGATGACGCGGTTGGGGACGGTGAGCCCTGCCACGGCAAGCGGCGTGCGGGTGCGCACGGTGACCGTTACCGGGCTGGCCGAGGCGTTGTTCACGATCAGTCGACGGCGGCCGGTGTAGATCCACTGGTTGCCGTTGGCGGCGTCGACCGGGCCGAACGTGAGGGGGACGAGAGGTGTCGCCCCCGTCACCTTCTGCGCGGTGAGCGTGGTGCGGGGCATCAGGCGTCACCCTTTCTGCGGGAAGCGGAACGCCCCGCGGGCTTGGCCTGCGGGGCGTTCGGGGCGGGGTCCGGCTCGGGCTCGGGGTCCGGCGGCGCGGTGTCGTCGAGGGGGTCGAGGTCGTAGCCGGCGCCCTGGCAGTAGCCAATGACGGCGATGTCGTCGGTCTCGGCGATGCCGTCGAGGAACTGGATGCCGCCGGGCCCGTCGCCGCTGTATCCGGCGACGGGCGCAGTGATGCGCATCGTCATGGCGGACCTCACGCGCTCTTGATGTTGCGGAACACGGCGGCCGACTTGGTCGCCTTCAGGACCGGGGCGACGGGGCCGAGCTCCACCTCGCCCGTCTTGACAGCGCCCGCCGTGGTGAAGTCCGGGAGGTACGTCGACAGCAGCGGGGCGCCGCCACCGACGCTCGCACCGTGGAAACCGTCGAGGCCGTAGCGCACGGCGTACAGGTCGCCGAGGTTGGCGATGGATCCGCCGGCGCCGCCACCGTCGGCATCGCGGGAAACCAGGCCGATCACGTCGGTATTGCTTCCGGCCTTGGCGCCGAGGTCGACCAGCGGGATGCCGTTGTACGCGACGACCGGACGGCCGAACGCGTCGGTCGTCTTGTCGATCTGGTCGGCCCACGCGGCGAGCATCTTGAACAGGGCGAGGGTCTTGCGGTTGCCGTAGATGACGTCCGGCCGGTCGTCCATGAGCGACAGCCAGGCGTCGAGGCGGGCCATTTCGGCGAGGGCCTCGGCCTTCGTGTCGACCGTGGTCCAGTCGACGTAGCCGAGGCTCACGCCGTTGGTCAGCGGCAGGTACTCGGTCGCGGTGCCGGTGAGGATCTTGGACAGGCCGTTGAATCCGTTGGCGTCGACGGCGGTGTCGCCGTTGATCACAGCGTCGGCGAACTTTGCCCGGCTGGCCTTGATGAGCTGCTGCATGTTCAGCGTCACGGCGCCGGACGCGGCCGGGCCGATCCGGGCGACGACGCGGTCGACCTTGAACGATCCGCCGAGGGGGACCAGGTCCACCGTGTAGCGCTGGGAGGTGACCTCGGCCGACGTGTACTCCGCATTGATCGCGCGGAAGTCCGCGCCGCGCTCGGTGATCAGCCGGCGGTATCCGTACGTGAGGGTGTCGCCGCCGGTCGGCGAAACGACGTTGTCGAACGTCATCCGGTCGAGGATGTCGCTGGACTTGCGGAACTCGTCGATGACCTGCACGTCGACGTCGTCCTGTGCGTTGAGCTTGGCCTCTGCGAGCGTAGTAGCCATGGGGGTTTACTCCTGGGGTGTCAGCCGCTGCTCATGCGCGCGGCGATGGCCTGTTCGAGGGTTGCGGGCTTCCGCTCGGCGGCGGGCGGCCCGTTGAATTCGGCTCCGCCCCGTTCCGGGCCCTTGGGTGCCTGTCCGGCGAGGCGAGGATTTGCCGTTACGGCGGCCTTGATGGCTGCGGTAATGCCGTCGGTGTCGGTGGGGTCGAGCGCGGCGACGGCGTCGGCGAACGCCCGGCTGTCGAGCAGGGCGTCGGGGTTGGCGCCCGCGGCCGGCGCGGTGCGGTAAACGGCGAGCTCGACGGCGGTCTGTCGTGCCTTGGCCTGCTCGGCGGCGAGCTGCTGCGTGAGCTGCGCAGGGTCGGCGGGGGCGTCGTCCTTGACGATGCCGAGTGCCTTGCCGATCTGCTGCGCGAGCTCGTTGCGGGCGTCGTCGGCGGCCTGCTGCTTCGCGGTCACGCGCGACTTTCCGGCGTCCTTGCGGGCGGCGGTGAGCTCCGACGTGAGGCGGGCGATGGTCGCCGCGGGGTCCTCGTTCGCGGGTGCGGCCGGTGTGGCGGGCTGCTGCGGCGTGGTCGGCGCTGCGCTGGCCGGGTCCTGCCCGGTCGGCTGGTTGCCGGGGTCGCCCTGCTGTCCGCCCTGTCCGCCCTGTCCGCCCTCTCCGGTGCCGTCGCCTCCTGCGATGGCGTAGATCGGGCGTCCGTCGCGTCGGTAACCGAGGATGGTGTCGGCCGTATGGGTGGCCAGGGGATGCCGGAACGCCGTGGTCATGGGGTGCCCTCCTGGGGCTGGTCGGCCCGCTCCTGGCGGGCGTGTGGGCATGCAAAAAGGGCCCGCTCCTGGCGGGCCCTCGGGTGGTGCTGTCAGTGGGGTGCGCTATGCGTCGTCGCCCTGGGTGGGGCTCGGCGCGGTCTGCGCGTAGCCGCGTATCCACGCGGTGCGCAGGATGTCGGCGGCGCCGTACGGGCATACGGTGGGCGGCTCGCCGGTCCTGCCGGCCTCTTGCCCTTGCTGGATCGCTCGCGCGATGTCCTGCCGTGTGCCCATGCGGTCGCCCCCGGGTCTCAGCGTTTGTTCTGGTGGTCGGACTCATTCTTACGGGCTCCGGCTGCCCACCGCTGCGCTTGGCCGGTGGCTTTCTCGATGAACTCGGCCTGAGTGAGGCGGCCGTGTTCGGCCCACCACTCTTTTAGCTCGTCCGATGCGTTCGCGTGGGCGATGCGTGCGGGACCGCTGAACAGGGTGATAGGGGCTCGTCCGGCGGCCTGTGCCTTCTTGTTGAGCAGAACGCCCCGTAGGTCGTCCTCGGCCTGTAGGTACTGCCGGTATACGTACTCGTCGTACATGGCGCGCGCCTCGGCGCGGGTGATGCGCGGTACCTCCTCGCCTGCTCCGCTCTCGTCGACGGCTTCGGCGAGTTGCTCGGCGAACGTGGCGTCGTCGGCGAGGGCGCCCCACCCGTCCGGATCGGGGGCGGGGTCCATCGCCTCGGCGAGGGCGTTGCGGTCGGCGAGCAGGTCGTCGACGGCGTCGCCGGTCGCCGCGGGCGCGGGCATGGCGGCGGCGTCGCGGCGGTCCATCTCCTCGGCGATGCGCAGGATCTCGCGCTCGTCGGCGTACTGCATGCACCATGCGAGGGCGTCGTCTCCGACGTCGTCGAGGCGGTCGGCGAGCTGCCCGCCGGGAAAGTGCTGGGCGAGCAGGTCGCGGCGGTGTGCCTCGGCGGCGAGGGCGTCGCGGTCTGCGGGGGCGTCGCGGTAGCGGGCGGCGAGCTGGTCGTCGGACAGGCCGAGCAGGTCGCGGCGGGCTCCGGGCAACTGTCCGGCGCGGTCGCGGCGGTCGGTCTCGGCCATGATGCGCAACCGGTCGCGGTCGTCGACGTGGCCGAACACGCGGGCGAGGTCGTCGTCGGACAGAGCGAGCAGGTCGTCGGACAGGTGTCCGCCCGGTGCGGCGCGGTCGAGCAGGGCGGCAGTGTCGCGGCGGTCCGCCTCGGTCTCGATGCGGGCGCGGTCGCGTTCGGTCAACTCGCCGTGCCGCATGGCGGCGCTGAGCTGGTCGTCGCTCATCTCGCGCGGGGTGAGGTCGTCGCCGGAACGGATGCGTGCGGCCTGCTGCGCCTCGTCGGGCACGGTGCGGCGCGGTGCGGGCAGGTTGCTCGCCCCGGGGGCCTCGCGCTTGGGGTTGCGCCGTAGGTCCGGGTGGGCGGCGAGGTGCTCGCGCATGGCGGCCTGATGCTGGCGCACCTTGGCGTTTGCGGCCCGCTTGGCTTCGGGGGTCGTGGCGGCGGCGGCGCGGTTCTTGTGCTTGCGGATGTTCCGCTCGATGGCGCGCTGTCGTTGCCCTGCCTCGTAGCCTTCCGGGTCGGACTCGGCGGCGTCGACGCGGGTGATACCGGGCGTGTACGCGGACACGCTGTGGCGGCAGTTGGGGTGCTGTAGTCCGGCCTGGCGGGCGTCGTTGAGGCTGCCCGCGACGTCGACGCGGACCATGCGGCCGTCGTCGATGGCGTGCTCGACCTCGACCGTTCCCGCGCGGCCACCAATGGAAAGGATCTTGCCTTCCCACGGACGGCATAGCGGGCACTCGCGCGGCGAGTTGGACACAATCACCAGGTCTACGCCAGCGTCTCCGAGGGTGCGCATGTGCGCCTCGGTCGCCGCGCGTCCCACGGACGTACGGACGGCCATTTCCGCGTAAGACGTGAGCTGCCAGCGGCGGCCGGAACGGTCCGTAAAGGAACTGATGCCGCGGTCTGCAAACCGCGTCATGGCGTCCTGCGTGGCCTGGCGGCGGGTACCGGTGCCGAGTAGCGGCGTGGCGGTCACCTCGGCAACGACGGCGCGGTATCCGTCGTCGACGGCGCGCAGAATGCTCCGGTGCCGCTCGGTGAGTAGGTCGACGGTCTCGGCGGCGAGGCGGTCGACAGCCTGCGCGGCCGGTAGGACGTCGTCGAGGTGGCGCACTCCGTGGGGGTCGAGAACGCCGAGCTCAGCAACGGCGGCGCGGTGCCCGGTGTTGTACGCCTCGGCCACCGCGTCGAACACTTCCAACGACATTGCGCGGCCGAGCTCGTCGACGACGGCACCCGACGCGCGGCGTACCCGCTGCACGGCGGCGAGCTTCCGCTCTGCCCACCCTGGGGCGTCGTGCCCGTCGGCGAGCTGTCGGGCGATGATGCCCAACAAGCGTTCCTCGGCGGCGGCGTACAGGTCGCGGGTCCGCTCGGCGAGGTCCTCGACCATGCCCGGATGGATCGCCACGGCACGCCCCCCTCGTCTACAGCGGGAAGTTCCCGACGGGGTCCGGGGCGGCGGCGCCGGTCTCCGCGAGAATCGCCGCGACCTCGGCTTGCACAGCGGTGTCTTCCCACTCCGGGTGCAGCGCCCGGACCTTCGTCGCGGTCGACACAGCACCGGCGCGGTTCAACAGGTCGAGCGTGGTCGCGGTCGCCTGCTCGCTCTCGGCCACCCCATCGCCGAACTCGACGCGCGGCCGGTCCGGCGTGACCCCGCTCGCGAACCGCACGGCGTCAACCTGCAACAGAACATGCAGCATCTCGGCGAGTGAGTGGCGCCAATAGCCGGACTTCTTCTTCCGCGTGACCATGCTGCGCTGGTCGCGGCTGTCGACCTCGGTCGCGGTGATGGGCTGCCCGCCCCCGTCGAGGCCGAATGACTGCGGCGAGTATCCGGCGGTCTGCGCGGCCTGCCGAACGATCGCCTCGGCCGTGGCCTGGTGCTCGTCGACACGGATCGCGAACTGAGACAGGGTGATACCGGCGCCCTCGGTCGGCGGGATCTTCAGTGCCTCCCACACCTCGCGGTCGTCGTCGAACGATCCGCCGTTACCGGGGCCGTGGCCGCGTATGTAGCTGTCCGGGACGATCAGCCGGGCGCGGGCGAGGCGGATGTCACGCATCCAAGACGTCCACGTTTCGTCGAGGGCGTCGAACAGGTCGTGTACGCCGGCGTAGTCGCTGCGCCCTATCGGGCTGCCGCGGTGCAGCCGGTTGGGCAGCATGTTGGGTACGTACGTGGCGGTGAGGTCGCGTATGCCGGTGGCGATGCTCTGCCCGTCGCCCTCGGCGTCGAGGCTGCCGACCAGGTCCGCGGTGTCCGGGTGCTCGGTGAGCGGCACGGCGCGGCCTATGCTGTCGGCGGTGCCCTCGTACAGGACGTGGACGATGCGGCCCGGCTCGTGGCGTTCGATGTGCCGCCACACGGTCGCCTCGGTCGAGCCGCTGAGCTCACGCCAAAAGTTGACGGCGCGCAGCATGCCGAAACGCCACTCGGGTATCGCCCCGTCGGGCTGCATGACGGTGAGTAGCGGCCGGTCGGTCAGGGTGCGGTCCCACGTGACGCGCAGGAACACACCGCTGAGGGCGGCGGCCTGCTCCGCGGCGCCGAGCAGGGTCTCTTGCACGCGGCCCTCGTCGAGCAGGACGGCGAGGCGGTCGGCCGTCGCGGCGTCGGCTTCCGGGAGGGTGATCGTCGGCATGTCCGCGAACAGAAGGTCTGCGGACGTCGAGGCGATATCGCTCGGAAGCGGGACGTGCAACCGGTGGTCGCGGCGGCCCTGCTGGTGCTCGGCGTTGCGGCGCCCCCACAGTCGGCGGCGCTCCGCGGGGCGCGGGTTGTGGCCGTAGACGCGGGCGAGGCGGTGACGGTCACCGGAGTACCAAGCATCGTCAACGCGCATCGCGTCGTATATCGGCGCCCATTCGCGGGGCGGCCATGCTGCGCCGTTCTCGGGCAGGCTCATTCGTCGGTCGCCTCCGTCGGCGCGGTGAGTAGGTGGCGCCACTCGTGCGCCGTCGAGTGGACGGCGTAGCGGAGCGCGTCAACGCTGTGGTCGTTGACCTTCATGGGCTTGTCGTCGCCGCGCTCGGCGGCTTTCTCGTCCCACACGTAACCGGGTAGCTCGTCGAGCAGGCCGGTACAGGATCGGTGGATGCGCAGCAGGCCGGCGGCGAGCAGGGATGCCACGCTGCGGATGCCGTCGACGACGTCATTGGTCGCCTTGGCGAGGTTGGGGAATCCGTCCTCGTACGCCTGCGTGATGAAACTCGCGGCGGACGGGTCGACGAATGACCACTCGGGCGTGATGCCGAGCTCGGCAAGCCACGCGCGGATCGCCGCGGAGTACTGCGCATCGGTCATCTGCCGTAGCGCCTTGCGGGAGTCGTGCCGCCACTCGGCGCACGCGTACATGCGGCCGTCGACACCCTCGCCGAGCAGGATCACGGACGTCGCGTTGACGGTGCCGTAGTCCATGCCGAGCCAGTAGCGGCGCATCTCGGGCAGCTCGTCGACGACGTGTGTCGCCTCGTCGTACGCCTCGTAAATGGCGCCCTCGGCCATGACCCAAAGTCCGAGGACGTTGCGCTTGTAGAACAGGCCGCGATACGACGCCTTCGTGCGGGCCTTGTACGCCTCGGACAAGCCGGGGTTGTCGTCCATGACGAAGTGCCAGGAACGGAGCCGGGTCTCACGCGGGCGGAGTAGGTACTCCTTGCGGGCCCAGTGATTCGGGTTGTCGGGGTTGGTCGTCCCGAAGATCTTCGATCCCTCGACCGAGCATCGGGCGTTGAGCTGGTCGTAGAACGTGCGGGGGAGAGTGGTGATCTCGTCGCAGTACGCGCCGGCGCACGTGAGGCCGCGGACCTTCGGCTCGGCTTGGGCGTCGTTGGCGCCGAGGGCATGCACGGTGCGGCCGAGGACGTTCGCTGTCGGGGCGCCGTTGGTGTAGTGGATGTCTTGCGCGACGCTGCCGAAGATCGTGGGGTCGGTGAGCGGGCCGAACACGTTGCGGGCGAGGCTGTCGCGGGTGCGGCCGACCATGACCAGCTCGCCGCCCTCGGGCCGGTTGGCCACAAAGTCCAGCCACCGGAGCAAGGACGCAATCGTCTTCCCCGAGCGAACCGAGCCTTCCCAAATGTTCTGGAAGGCTCGGGCCTCCATGATCGAATCGATCTGCTTCGGGGAGAGGGCGAGGTTACTCCGCATCGGCGGCGGCCTCTGGCGGCGGCCCTCCGTGGCGCGCGGCGTAGTCGAGGGCGAGGCCGGCCATAAGGTCGCCGATCACGCTGCGGGACTCGGCGGCGCCGTCGTCCTTCGGCGGAACCAACTTCAGGGAGCGGTCGACTGCGGTCGCGATGGTCGACATGATGGCGCGCCGGTCCGCGGGGATCGGCTCGTCTGCCGTCTTCTCGGCGTACTTGTGGTCCTTGCCGCCCCACTCCCAGTACAGGGTGGGCGCGTGCAGCTTGTCGGCCTCGCGTTCGGCGATGTCCTGTAGCCGTTCGGCGAATGCGGCGCGGCGTGCGCTGAGGTCGGCTTTGCGTACGGCGGTCGCGGCCTGGACCTCGGCGGCGCGGTCGAAAGACAGGCCGAGCGCGGTCGCGATCTTCGACACGGTGGACGGCGAGCGGCTGAGCTTGCGGGCGATGTCGTTTCGGCTCATGCCCTGGCCGTGCAGGCGGCGCACCGCGGCGCGGTCTTTATCGGTGATGGGGCGCGCCATGGGGTGTCACCTCCTGCACGGGTCACGGGGCCCGCTGCTACTGCTGGCGGGCGAGGGAGGCGTTACCCCAGAACATGGCCTCTTCGATGGCCGTGATCGCGAGGGACTTCTCGCGGCCGTCGGGGCACGTCTCGTTGATGTGGTCGGCGAGGCGGCGGCACGCCTGGCGTACGGACGTGTGGGCGTCGCGCTTCTCGTCGGTGGTCGCGGCGTGGAATGCGAACCGGTGCTCGATGTCTTCGGGCAGCATGGGCGGGCCTCTCGTCGGCGATGGGGCGGGCATGCGAAACGCCCCGCCGCGGTGTGCGACGGGGCGTTGTGGGGCGGGGCCGTTACGCGGGGCAGGTGCGGCCCGTGTTGGCCTTGTAGTCGGTCTGGCCGTCGTCGAGGCCGGTCGAGGCTGCGCCGATGTTGCCTACGGCCTTCCTGCCGTTGGCGAGCCGGTTGTCCACCTTGCCGGTGCCGCCGGTCGCGCAGTTGATCGACACGAAGTAGCCGGCGGGGTCGGTGAGCTTGGCGGCCACGTCGTCGAATACGGCGCGGAGATCCTTGGTCGAGGTGACCTCGACGGACACGTTGCGCTGGTTCCCGCTGTCGTCCTGCTGCGTGATCTTGTACGCGGGGACGTTGGCGGCGGGCTTGTCGTCGTCGCTGCTGCTGCATGCGGTGAGCGCTGCGAGGGCGGCGACGGCGGCCAGTGCGGCGGCGGTGGTGCGGTGGTGCTTCACGGTGTGGTCCCCCCACGGGTACGCGATTGTTCGCGGAGTCTGTGACGCGTGGGGTGGGGGGAAGGTTGCACGGTGCATGCGAACGCCCCGCCGCGGGGGGATTTCGGCGGGGCGTTCGGTCTGCATGCGTCCGGCCCCGTTTCCGGGCACGCCGGGGTCGCGGCCAACTGTAGATCACGAAATGGTCACGGCGCAACGTTCCTGCGCGCGGACATGGCGGCGTCCGGACGGGCGTCGGACGGGTGCGCCCCGCTGTGTCGGACGGCGGGGCGCGGTGTCGTCATGCGCGGTGGGTCTGTCCGATGGGTGGGGCGGGGATGCGGCGGCCGGTGGCATGTGGCGTCGGTCGCTTGTCGGACGCGGCGGCATACGGGCTGGTCGGGCGGGGTGCGCGGGTCGGCTTCTGCTCCAACTGGTAGGCGAGCAGGCGGGGCGCGGTACCGCGGGGGACGATGCCGTTTGCCCATGCGGTGCGGTGCATGTCGGCGGACTGTCGGACGGCGGCGCGGATGGCGTCGGACAGGTTGGCGCCGGTCGACATGAGGACGGCGAGATCGTCGGCGAGGGCGTCGTCTACGCGGATGCTGGGGCGTGAGCCGGGCTGGGGCGGGGTCGGCTTCTTGGGCTGGGTAGGGTTGGTCTTGGCCATGGCGGGGGTTACTCCCTCTGTGGTTAGTCGGGCCCGTACGGCGGTGTGGTCGCCGGTGCGGGCCCGCGCTGGTTGTGGGCTACTGCTCGACGGCGGCGCGCTGCTCGCGCAAGATCCGGTAGACGTACGAATCGCCGGTGTCGAGGTCTCGGGCGATGTCGCGGGGTTTCCGTCCGGCCCGTTTGGCGTCCGCGATGATCTGCGGCATGTCCGGCTCTACGGCCTTCCATGCGCGGCGGGCGAGGGCGGCCTCGGCGAGGCGGGCGGCGGCGGCCGAGGCGGCGGCGGCCTGCTGCTTGGGCGCCGGGGTGTCGCTGGTGCTGCTCACGTGTACGTACGTCGCGGCCGGCGTCTGCTCGTTGGGCTGCTGGGCGCCATGCTTGGCGAGTAGGGCGTCGAGGGCTGCGGGGTTGATCAGGGCGCCGCGTACGTCGTCGTACAGCTCGCGGTACGTCCAGCTTTCCGGGGGGCCGTCGGGGTAGCTCATCTCTTGTGCTCCTGTCTTCGGTGGGCCCGCCCTCAACCGAGGGCGGGCCGGTCGGGCTATGCGAACAGTGCGCCCTGCTCGGTGTCGGGGTCGACATCGAACAGGGTCGGCGTAGTCGAGGCGGCGCGGGCGCCGATCCACTCGCCGCGCCACGTGCCCGCGGTGGCCTCGGCCTCAGTCACCATCTGGGCGGCGAGACGGGCCTCGTCCTCGGCGGCCTTGCGGTCGATGTCGAGCAGGTCGGCAACGAGCGGGAACTCGCGGGCGATGTAGTGGCGGACGGATGCGCGGGCGGCGCGCTCCTCGGCGGCCTCGGTGACCGCCTGCTGTACTTCGGTCGGCGCCTGGTCGAGCCATGCCTCGGCGGTGGCGGTGGCGGCGGCGCGGTCGAGGGCTTCGTTCTTGACGCAGCGGGCGCAGAGCTTGAAGCCGTGCACTTCGCGGGCGTAGTCGTTGATGGCGCCCGCGGGTCGGCCGCAGTAGAGGTCGCGGGTACCGGGGCGGCGGTAGTGGCCGGTCAGCTTGGTGCGGGCTCCGCGGACGGCGTATGTCTTCATGAGGGGGTGCTCCCTTCGGTGTGCCGGGTGTGGTCCGGCTCCGCCACTGTACTGAGTGCTGCACTGAGTACACAAGCGGTTCAAGCAAAAGGGCGCCGGTCAACTTCCGGCGCCCCTCGGGTTGTTCGCCTCTCGGTGGCTACAGCCCCCACTCCGGCCGATAGTCGGGGTGGTCGGCGTACACGACGGCAAGAGCCGTCAGGATGGGCGAAACCTCGTCGGTGTTCCAGCCGCCCAACTCGCGGCGGCGTTCGGCGGCGTAGCGCTCGTAGTCGTCGAGGATCCGCCGCTTGGCGTCGACCTCGCGCAGGACACGGGCCGGGTCATGGCGTTCGATGTGGCGGCCCACACCGTCAGCGTCGGCGTTCTCCGGGGTAACGACCACCACGCCGTCATCGCAGTAGTCCGCGACCGTGTACCGCTCGTAACTGGCCTGGGGTGGGCGCGCCGTCCAGACGCCCGACTCCTCGTCCCACATGGCCGCGCGGGCTGTGCGCTCGTCTTCGTCGTAGCGGTTGCGGAGGAACCGCACCATGTCGATGTCGTGGCTCATGCTGCCGATTCTTCCTCGCGGCGCTGTGCAGCCTCCATTGCCACGTACAACCCCACCAAGTCGGCGCCCCGCCACATCCGCCGGCCGCGGTCGAGCAGCGCGGGCGCGGTGCACGCCTCGCCGGTCGAGCAGGACACGGACGGCTCGCCCCCCGACTGCGTGCGGGCGGTCAACTCGCCCTTGCACCACGGGCACGGCTCGGCGAGCGTCGTTGTCCGTCCGTCGCGGCCGAGGGCCTTCTCGACGCGCTGCCGGGCGCGGTGGGCGACGGTGGCGAGGTCGTCGAGGATGAGCGCCGGTATGGGCGTGAACAGGTCGCCGGCGGGCTCGTCGAGGGCGCGGCCTTCCAGCCATACGGCGGCCCAGTGGAGGCCGTACGCGCGGGATCCGGGCGAGGTGGGCGCCTTGTAGTGCCATCGTGCCGGATCGTCGCGGTCGGCCTGGTCCTCGCCCCACCGAAGGAACGTCGCCTTCGGTTGTATGAGGGCACGCCGTACGGGGCGCTGCACGGCGGCGGCGATTGTGTCGGCGAGGTCGAACATGGCTCGCTCGACGTCGAGGGCGGCGTCGAGGGCGTCGACGTTGAGGGGGGCGGGGTGCTCGCGCAGGATGAGCGGCATGCGGCCGATGGTGGGGCCCGGGTCGGGTTTGATGCCGTGGTCGATGACTCCGAGGGCGCGGGAGTCGCGGGGTGGCCATTCGGCGCGGGGCGGGGTGTCGATGGCGGCGAGTAGGTCGCCCCACGCCTCGCGGATGGCGGCGAGGTCGACGGCGGCGCGGTGTCCGGCGGGCGGGGTCGTCATGGGCTGCTGCTCCTGGCGGTCGAGGGGGCGCCCCGCGGTGGTGCGGGGCGCCGTGGCGGCTACGGGCGGGCGAGGGCGGCGAGGTTGGCCTCGGCGGCGCGGCCGGGGCGGCGCGGGCGGTGGGAGCGCGGGCAGTACGCGTCGTGTATCGCTTGGTAGTACCGGCTGGTGAGGTCGACGGCGGCGGGCCGGTCGAGCGCGTCGCCGCGGGTGAGGGCGGCGAGCAACTCGTGTATCGGGTGGTCCTTGCCCACGCTCTTGGACTTGCACGGCTCGGCGGCCTCGGCGAGGGCCCGCCGTCCGGCGTGAACGAGGGGGAGTTCGGCGGCCATGGCGGCGCGGTCGGCGCGGCGGTCGCGGCGGGCGGCGAACCATGCGGTTCGGTACCGGTCGGCCTTGTGGTCGGCGTCGAGGGCGTGCCGCTGCCATCCGTCGCCACGGCGGCGCTCGACGGCGAGGCGCTCCTCGGCGCGCTCGGCGCGCTGCAACAGGCGGTGGCCGAGGGTCTCGGAGTCGGACAAAGTTCGGCGGACGGTGGCGAGCTCGATCTCGTGCGCGCGCTGCTGCTCGGCGAGGCGGGCGCGGGGTGACTCGGCGGCTTCGGTGAACGCTGCGTGCGCGCGTGCGGCGTCGGGGGTGAGTCCGTCGTGTTCGGCGACGGCGGCGAGGGCTGCGCCGAGACCGTCGGCGTCACGTACGCGCTGCAACGTGGCTTCGCCGCGGTCGCGGTGCTCCTCGATCTCGTGCGCCTTGGCCTTCCAAATGTCGCCGCGGCGCTGGGCCTTGGCGAGCTGCTCCTCGGCGGTCTTCTCGGCCGTGAAGGCGAACATGACCGGGCTGTCGTCCCCGTTGGCGGCGCGGCGGACGGCTTCGGCGGCCGTGGCCGTGCGGATGGTCGCGGGGAGCCGGCGTTCCCACGCGTCCGCCATGCTGCGGATGCGGGCGAGGTGCTCCTCGGCCTGCTCGGCGCGTTGTTCGGCCTCGCGTATGGCGTCCTCGGCGGCGGCCGTGCGGTTGTGGGCGGCCTGTATGGCGGTTTGCTGTCCGGCGACGGTGCGGCGTAGCTCGTCGGCCTCCGTGAGCTCTACCTCGACGTGGGCGAACATGAGGGCGGCCTCGGCGGGGGTGAGCGGTACGCCGCGGCGGGCGCGTGAGAGCAGGACGAACAGGCTCTCGCGGCGGGTGTCGCGCTCGGCGGCGCGGCGCTTGCGCTCGGCCATGGTGCGGCGGGTCACTGGTCGGACTCCTCGGCGGTTGTGGTGGCGAGGTGGATCTCGTCGGCGAGGCGGCGCAGCTCGTTGGCGGCGGCGTGTACGTCGCTCATGTGGTCGTCGGTGAGGTCGCGCAGCGTCTCGGATGCGTCGAGGGCGTCGGCGGCGCCGCGGTACGCCTGGGCGCGGGCGGCGGCGAGGGGGTCGACCTGCTCGCCCACGGGTGCCCATACGGTGTGCGCCTGCTCGACGTGCCCGGTCGCGCTGCGGCCGTCGCCGTACGCGGTCATGCGGTTGACCCAGAAGGTGACGCGGGCGCGGGCGGGGCCGGGCTCGGTGTACGGGCCTTCGTGCGCGGTGTACGTGCGGCCGTCGGCGTAGGTCTTGACGATGACGGCGCGGTAGACGGTGCGGCCGTCGGCTCCAATGTTGCGGGCCATCAGTCGTTCTCCTGCTCGTCGAGGGCGAGTTGGTCGGGGGTGGGCTGGCGTGTGGCGCGGTCGCGGATGATGCGGTGCGCTTTGGCGCGGTAGGCGGCGACGATGCGGGCGTGCTTGGCGTGCGCGGCGCGTTGGCGGCGGCGGCAGACGGGGCCGAGGCTGTCGGCGGCCGGGCGGGTGAGGCGCCGGCCGCACTGCTTGCACTTCATCGGCGCCACCACAGGCGGCGGTTCTTGCGGCTGCCGTGGTGCGTGGAGTGGGCGAACAGGCGGGCGCATCGGGCGCAGCGTGAGGGGCGGCGCAGCGACGGCCGGAACCAGTGGCGGGGGTCCATCCATTCGCCGACGGACTCGACGTGTTCGGCCTGCGGCCGGCCGCAGGCGGAGTAGCGGCACGGCTCGTTGGCGTAGTCGGCGCGGAACCAGTGATCGCGGATCATGCCCATGGTCGGGGCGCTCCTTAGTGGGGGCCGGGGCATTGGCTGCTGTGGCATCCGTGGCGGTGGCACCATTCGGGGTCGCGCTGCGGGTCCTCGGTGGCGGCGAGGGGCTTCACGGGTGGGGCCTTTCGGGTGCGGCGGGCGAGGCGGTCGGGGATGCGCGGGGTCCACATGCCGAGGGGTGCGCCGGCGGCGAGGACGGTGAGGGCGACGGCGATTGCGGCGGCGGCCGGTGCGGGCAGCGTGGCGGCGGTCCCGCTGACGACGTGCTGCGCGGTCGCTGCTGCGCCTCGGCGGCGGCGCGGATGCGGCCGGCGGCGGACTCGACGGCGTCGCGGACGTCGCGGCTCGACCACTCCTCGGGCCACGTCCCGTCGCACGCGCGCATCTCGGTTGCGACCTGCTCGGCGATCGTGGCGGCCTCCTCGAACGCCTGAGCGCGGACGGTGGCGGGGTGCTCCGCGGCCTTGACCTGCTCGGCTGCGTGCGGCCATGACCAGTCGCCGGCGTCGTGCCCGTCGGCGGGGTCGTGGTCGACGTCCTCGGCGCACTGCCACCACATGCCGTTGGGGTCGGCGAACATGGCGGGGCAGGTGTCGGGCTCGGCCTCGGGGGCGGGGGTGAGTATGCCGACGGTGGCGAGTGCGGCCGTGACCGCTTCGTCTACCGCGGGGCTTACGGTGCCGAATGTGTACCTGCCGAATGCGCGACGGGCGGCGGCGTAGGCGGCCTCGTACTCGTCCTCGGTGAGGATCCGGCGCGGCTGCTGCGCCTGCTCCTCGTCGGCGGGCGGCTGCTCTTCGGTGGCGGCCGTGAGCGCTGCGCGCAACTTCGGGAGGCGGGCGGACAGGACGGCTACGCGCACCGTGGTGGGCTCCTCGTCGTCGTCCTCCCGGCAGCGGGTGAGCTCGAACGTCGTCCAGTTGGCGAACGGCTCGACGGCGAGGCGGTCGCCCATGTGGTCGGTGTGCTCGTACGCGGCGCCGTCCGTGAGCGCGTCGGCGAGCTGCCGGACCTCGTCGAACGGCACCCACACGTCGACGTGCGCGCCACCGATGGCGAGGTCGTCGGCGTGCACGGCAATGTGCCGGCCGCTGCTCGCGGGCTCGATGGCCACCTTGTGGTTCTGCGCGTCGGCGTAGGCGTAGAGCTCGGTCATGGGGTGGGGCTCCTGTCTCGGTGTGGTCGAGGCGGGCACGCGCGCGCGGACGCGGCGGCGTCCGGACGCGGGCGTGGGTGGTGGCTATGCCGCTGCGGGGTGTGTGAAGGCGTCGCGGTCAAGTTCGGCGCGTGCGGCTTCGACGGCTGCGGCTGCCTGCTCGGGGGTGTCGTACGTGCCGAGGTTGCGCTGTACCCGGTTGCGCTTGATGACGGCGGAGTATCGGCCGCTGCGCACCTTGTAGACGCCGCGGGGGAGTTCGCGGGTGGCTATGCCGCGGTTGAGGTTGGAGGCGCTCGGTGTGACCAACCGGAGGTTGTTGCGGCGGCAGTCGAGTACCTGCCGGTTGATGTGGTCGACGATGACGCGGTGTCCGGTGCCGGGCTGTACGCCCATTACCCAGCGGTGCACGAGCATGACGTGAGGGGCCTCCCACATCTGTGCGTAGCCGTGCGATCCGATGGAGAGGCGGCGGCCGTTGAGGCGTTCGGCGTCGTCGAGGTCGAGCAGAACGGTTACGTAATCGTCGCCGTTCTTCGCCGGTACCTCGACGTGTGCGGGGGACATCAGAAAGGCGCCTGGGAGCTGCCCTGGGCTGCCCACGGATTGTCCTGTGGCTGGCCGTATCCGCCCTGGGTGGGCTGCTGCTGCCCGTATCCGCCCTGCGGTGCCTGGCCGTTGCGCTGTGCCTTGGTGACGGTGGCGGTTGCGCGCTGGAGGCTGGGGCCGACGTCTTCGGCGTCGAGCTCGTAAACGGTCCGCTTCACGCCCTGGCCGTCCTCGTACGAACGCTGCTTGAGCTGTCCGCGGACGATGGCGCGGTCGCCGCGCTTCAGGCTCTCGGCGACGTTCTCGCCGAGCTTCCGCCAGGCGCTGACGGTGAGGAACAGGCTGTCGCCGTCCTTCCATTCGTTCGTGGACTTGTCGAGGGTGCGGGGGGTCGAGGCGATGCGGAACTTGGCGACGGCGGCGCCGGCGGGGGTGAACTTGAGTTCGGGGTCGTCGACAAGGTTTCCGACGACGACGATCTGTGTCTCGCCTGCCATGGGCGGGGGTCCTTCCGGTGGTGTGGTTATCGATTATGGCAGGTAGCTACCTGCTGAGGACGGTAGCTACCGGGCGTGGGTGTGGGTTTTTACCTGACCGTTATGGGGGGTGAGGGCCTACGCGGCTTTGTTGCTGGTGTTCTCGGGCCGGTTGGTGGTGAGGTTCCATCCGGCGGCTTCGAGGGCTTTGGCGATTCGGGTGGCGGTGTGGCCTGGGCGGTGGGCGAGTTCGGCGAGGTGTGTGTCTTCGATGGCGGCGCGGATGACGGCGACCGCGGCTGCGGGGATCATCGCTGGGCGCCGGTGACGTGTCGGGCTTCGCGGCGTCCGGACTGCTCGCGTGCTACGGGCGGGCGGGACATGAGGCGGGCGAGGGCGGCCTGTTCGGCGTCGCGCTGCTCGGCGGCGGCGAGGCGCTGCTCGGCTTCCTCGGCGGCGCGGCGGGCGTCCTCGACGGCGGCCCGTTCGGCTCGGCGGCGCTCGGCGTCGAGGGCGGGCCCGTCGAACTCGTCGAGGGTGCGCCACCGGTCCCAACCCTGGTGTTCCTGAACGATCACGTATGCGGCCTGGTTGGCGAACTCGCGGGCTTTGCTGTAGGCGCGGCGCTTGTCGGCGGTCTTGATGACGACCGGGGCGTTGGGCCGGGTGTTCCAACTGGCCTCGACGCGGTACGCGGTCACGTTCTTCGTGGTGTCGACGGTGCGGGCCTTGCGGTGGTAGCTGCGGGCCTGCTTCGGGGTGGGGCTCATGCGTGCTGCTCCTGGCGGGCGTTGTGGTGGGTGGTGGCGGCGTCGAGGCGGGACGGGTGGGCGGTGGCGCGGTGTCGGCGGCTGGCGCCCATGCGGCACGGCTGGCTGGCGGGGGCGCGGCACGGCTCGTACGGACACGGCACGTCGAGCGGGTCGGGCTGGCCGTACTGGGCGAGGGATTCGCGTTCGGCGCGGTGCGGCCGGTACTCGGCGAGGGCGTCGGCGACAGAGCGGGGCACGTATGAGCCGAGGGCGGCGAGGCGTTCGGCGGCGAAGTCCTCGCGCTCCTCGCGGGTGGCGCCGGCGGGGAGGGCGGGCCGGTCCTCGGAGAATCCGATGGCGCGGGTGATGCTCTGCGGGGCGATACGGCCGTTTGCGACGGCGTCGAGCTGGGCGCGGCGGCGGGCGATGGACTCGGCGCCGGTTTCGCCTGCTCGGCCGTCGTAGACGACGTTCGCGGCGGTGACGCGGTCGGCTCGGATCTTGGCGCGCTGCTGGCGGACGTGTGCGGGGGTGAGCCACTTGTCGGTTTCGGCGTAGTGGCGGGCGACGGCGGCGCGGGCGTCGTCGTCGAGGGGTGTCGAGTTGAGGGCGGCGGCCCATGCGCGGGCGTCGGCCTCGCCGACGGTGCGGCGGTCGAATGCGGCGGCGAGGGTGAGGAGCTCGGCGGCTTCGGCGGGGGTCATCGTGTGGTCTCCTGGGTTCGGGCGCGCTCGTAGCGGGCGCGGGCGGCGATGAACGCCTCGTCCGTTCCGCCGCGGTCGGGGTGCGCGGCGGCCATAGCCGACTTCAGTTCGGCGAGACTCGGCTTCTGCGCCTGCGTAAGGGCAGGCGGCGTCAGGTACAGGTGGAAGTCGGGCGCCCACCAGCCGCCTGCGCCGTGGTTGTAGATCTCGCCGTCCGCTTCGATCTGCTGCCTGTTGACGTAGCCGATCTCGATATCGCCGGGGATGCGTTCACGCCGCACGTAGTAGATCCGCTTCGGGGTCTTCTTCGTGATGCGGAACTGGACGACGCGAGGCGGCTCGTAGAACCGGGAGTCGTCGGACACGCTGCTGTTGATGCCGTACAGGAACTCGACGGGCGTCAGGCCGGGGGTCACTGTGCGGCCTCCTGGGCGCGCAGGCGGGCGGCAAGGGCCATGCCCTCGGCGACCCGCTGGTCGGTCGTGGACGGGCGGGCAGCGCCGATGGGGACGACGTTCCCGCCGTGGGCGGCGGTCGGGCGGGTGGCCTGGAGGCGCAAGGTGTCGTACTTGTCGCGGAGCTTCGGCATGCTCATGACGTTGGAGCGCCAAAACTCGGAGTCCTGGCACCAATCGATCGCGGCGTGTACCTGCTGCGGGGTGCGGCCGTCCTTGTCGAGCATGAGGCGGGCGGCGTTGCGCCACGCTTTCGTGATCGTGGGCCGCTTGGAACCGTTGGCCTCGATGCGGTCGGCGAGGTGCGTGCAGAGCTGCTCGACGTCTTCGCGCTCGGGCGTCGGGTCGGTGTCTCGCGTAGCGAGCTCCGGCGATGAATCCCTGTTCCCTGTTCCCTGTTCCTTTCCCTGTTCCCTGTTCCTTTCCGGACGTGAGTCCTCACTGAGTTGTGCGTGAGTGTCCACGGAGGGCGCATTTCCGCTGGTAGGCGGGCTGTCGGCGTCCTCGGGGGCCGGGAAACGGCTTTTCGTGGGCCGGTTGATCCGCTGGTGTTCGCGCCACCCGTTTACGACCATGTACGGCTTGCGGTTGAGGGTGTAGCGAGTGATCAGTGAGGACTCAGTGAGTGCGCGTAGGTCTGCCTCGACGTCGGCGGCGGTGCGGTCGTCGAGGGGCCATACGGCGGCCTTGATGAGCCGTGCGTCGTCGACGCATCGGCCTTCGTCGTCGGCGTGGGTCCACAGACCGATGAACGTGAGCCGCTGCTCGGGCGTGAGTCCGGCGACCGTGAGGGACGTGAAGAACTCGGGTTTGATGGTGCGTATGCGGGCCACGGGTGCGGCGCCTTTCGCTGGTGCGGGTTCGGGGGGTGTGGCGCCCGGGGCGAGGGGCGCGGGTGGCTCGTCCTCGCCCCGGGGCGGTTACTAGGCGGCGCGGTCGAGCGCGGCGCGGGTGTCGGTGGGGGTCATGCGGCCTGGGCGGCGGCTTTCCGGGCGGCTCTGGCGCGGCTCCGGTACGCGTTGTGGCGCTGCTCGCGGGTCATGCCGCCGCGAATGCCGTTGCGGCTCGCCGGTTTGATTCCGCCTTCTTCGTCGAGGGCGGCGTCGAGGCAGGCGGCGCGCACGGGGCAGGTGGCGCAGATGCTCAGCGCTTCGGCGCGGGCGTCGTCGGTCGGCTGGTCGTGGTCCTCGGGAAACCAAAGGTTGGTGTCGTGGCCGGTGCAGGCGGCGAGGGCGGCCCACTGTCCGCTGGTGGTGGCTTCGGCCAGGCTGGTGGTGGTCACGCTGTGGTGTCTCCGATCGAGGGCCCGCCCCGGCACGGCGGCCGGGGCGGGCGGTGTGGCGGGGTGTCAGCAGCCGCGGTCGGCGAGGGCGCGGTCGAGGGTCGCGGCGCCCGTCCACCGGGCGTACGACCGGTACGGCGGGTGTCCGTCGAGGAGTAGGCGCACGGTGTTGGCGACGACGTCGGGTGCTGCGATGTGGTCGATGAACAGCGGCCCGCCGCAGTGCGGGGCCTCGTGCCGCCATCCGTCGGCGGAGTGCCAGCGCAGCGTGACGCGGTCCTCGGGCCACTCAAACAGGCCGACCAGGTCGCCGTGTTCGGTCTCCTCGGCGCGCACGACCTCGGCGGGGACGGCGGCGAGGGTCAGTTCGGCGGCCACCGAGTCGACGTAGGGCAGGTGCGGCATCATGCGGTGGCCTCCGCGCACGTCTCGCATGCGATCTCGTCGTCGACGTACGCGATCTCGTCGCCCTCGTCGATAGGGCCGTCGCAGTGTTTGCACTCGCCGTCGAACGCGGCGGGGAAGCGCCGGCTGACCTGCGGCGCGGGCTTCGCGGCGGTCGGCGCGGTCTCAGTGGCCATGCGGTCCTTGAACTCGCACGTCGGGCAAGGCTGGCCGTAGTCGTATCCGGCGCCGCACGCGCCGCACGTCTGGATCGCGGCAGGCTGCGCGGCCGGAGCGAGCACAGGCAGCACGTGCGCGGCGAGGTCGTCCGTTCGCCATGCCTCGGCGACCAACTCGCGGCCGTCGTACGGGCTGTTCTTCGACTTGCGGGTGTACGTCATGCGGAGCCCGGCGGCCGCGCTCGGCCGGATCTCGACTCCGGGCACGTCGTGCACCTCGCCCGTGGCCTCGTCGACGTACCGGGGCGTCCCGGCTGCGGTCATCGCGGCGAGTGCCTGATCTGACCAGGCGGGCCGGACGCTCGTCCGTACCTGCATGGGCACGATCTCGACGACGTGCTCACTGGGGAACGTGTCGCGGACCCACGCGGTGAACGTATCGGGGTCAACGATCTGCGCGGCCGTTTCCCCGCCGGTCCGGGAGACGGAACCGACCTTCGTGCCGCCGGGCAACAGGGCGTCCACCTTCGTGGTCCCGGCTTCCTTGTACTGCGTGTTCAGGTGGTGCTGTACCTCGGTGCGGGCCTTCCTGTACGCAGCCTTGACTTCGTCGAACAAGGCGCCGAGCGCGGCGAGGCGGGTGACGGAGTCGCGGAACGTGGGCTCCGGGGTCTGCTCGCTCACTGGGCACCCCCGGCGGCGGCCTCGATCTGGGCACGGAACGTGTCGAGCTGCTGCGCGGGGGCCTGCTCGATGGGGAGGCCGTAGACGCGCTGGAAGTCGGCGTCCAACGTGGGGAGGTTGGCGCGGGACGCGGCGAGTCGGAGGGCGTTCTCCGCCTCGGCGTGCGCGCGCACCTCGGCGTACTGCTCGGCGTCGTCCTGGTCCATGGTTCGGTAACCGTCATCGGCTACGACGATCGTCGCGTCGATCTCGGCCCGGTCGCGGCCGATGGCGGCGATCTGGTCGAGGTACTCCGTCGGCGCGCCCGCCCGTTTCGCCTCCTGCCACAGCCCTCGCACCGTGTCGGCGTCCTCGGCGGCCTGCGCCTCGGCGCGGTAGTCGCGGCGCTCCTGCTGCTGCGGCGGGGCCTCCTGCTCCCACGGGCCCGACTCGGCGTGCTGGCTGCGGCGTGGCTGCTGCTCGACAACGACTGGGGCCGAGTCGGTGTTGTCGGCCTGAGCCATCTCCTCGGCGGTGTACACCCCGGCGAGGTCGTGGGGGAACGCCTTGCGGAGCGCGAGCGCCTCGGCGCACTTGGCGATCTGACCGGCGGGCATCTTCGCCCACAGGCCCTTCGGGTTGCCGTCGGGGAAGGTCTGGACGTACTCGCGGAACGTCGCGACGGCGGAGAACCGCTCCCCGTTTCGGATCACGGTTACCTTCGCGGCGGCCGGGGGCGCCTCGGGCAGCCACACGTCACGCCACCGGCCGGACGGGTCGCACCACACGGTGTCCTCGTAGCCGTACGTTCCGCCGGTCTGCGTGGTCACGCGCTGGGCGATGACGCGGTACCCGTCGATTCCGGTCTGAGGCGTGTAGACGTCGCGGTTGTCCTTCTTGCTCCACCGGCCGATCAGGTAGATCTGTCGGGAGAACGGGTCAAGGCCGGTGCGCTGGCACAGGTGCAGGAAGCCGGCCAGTTCGGCGGCGGTTACCTGGTCCTTGATGCCGGACTGGCGGAGCACGGCGGCCTGCTCGGGGGTCCATGCGGTCTGATCGACTCGGACGGCGAGGGCCCCACCGTGCGGGGCGGGCGCGGGCGCCAAGCGGGCGGCGGGAAGGGTCGTGACAGTCACTTGCGGGTGCTCCTCAGGCGGATGTGTGCGGCGTGCTTGGTGATGCGGGTGGCGAGGCTGATCGCGTCGTCGGGGGCGAGCTGCGGGTCGAGCTGGTGATCGGCGGGCAGCTCTTCGAGCAGGGCCTCGCGGGTGCCGTCGGCCTCGGCGGCGCGCATGGCGCGGCCGTAGTCGGTGGCGTCCTCGCTGCACTCGGCGAAGTCCAGGGCGACGACGCTCGCCGCGTGAGCGCGCAGCAGGGCGGCGATCTGGTCGGGGTCCTCGGTGTAGGCAATGGCGAGGTCGTCGACCAGGGCGGCGATGTACTCGCCGATGGGGAGGCGGACGGCGCGGCCGTCGGCGGTGAGCTGTGGCCGGATCACTGGTCGGCCCCCGTACCGCACTGGTTGCAGGTGAACCCGAGGGGCGGCTGTCCCTTGCACAGCGGGCAGATAGCACCGATACGCCGTAGGAACGTTCGCGCGGGGACGATGTGAAGGATGAGATCGGTGCGGTCGTTGGCGGTGGCGACGGGACGGGGGATCACTGGTCGGCCTCCTCGGCGGTGTAGAGGCCGAGCTCGGCCGGCGCGGTCGGCTCGTCGTAGGTGACGTATCCGGTGCGGGCGTCGTAGAGGACGGCGCGCGTCCAGTCGGATCCGGGGAACATGCGGCGCAGCAGGCCGTACGCGGCGCGGTGCGCGTCGCGGTCGGCCTCGACGGGCCCGGTTGCGGCGTCCAGGGTTACCCAGGTGCGGGGGCGGCCGTCGTGCGTGACGGGGGTGATGCGCACGAGGACGGTGCCGGGGGCGATCTGGTCGAGCTGGCGGGCGATCACGCCGGTGCGCTGCGTGTGGCGGCGGGCGGCGTCGGCGCCCTTGACGGCCTGTATGGCGCGGGGGAGGGCGATAGTCTCGGTGGTCACGATCGGTGCCTTTCTCTGGCGGTCGTGGTGGGTCGTCCGGGTCGCATCCGGGCGGCCCTTTTGCGTGTTCAGGCGGCGGCGCGGTGCGTGGCCGGAGCCGAGGCGGGGCGCCACAGGTGGGCGATCAGTGCGGCCTTGTCGGGGTCGAGGCGTCCGGCGGCGTAGTCGGCGGCAATGCGGGCGCGGGCCTGGTCGAGGACGGCGCGGGCTTCGGCTATCGCCTGCTCGCGGGGGATGACGGCGCTCATCCCTGAACTCCGGCGGGCTTGATGAGCTGCCGGGCGGGGACGCCGTAGGCGAATTCGACGAGCGCGGCCGTGTGGGCGCTGGGCGCGGCGTGGCCGTTCCACAGACGCCAGCCGGTCATTTCCCCGATGCCGAGATGCTGGGACATTTGGCGGCTGTTCTTGTGGCCGCGGGCGCGTGCTGCGGCCTGTAGTGCTGTGCGGTCGTACCTCAC